GAAAGGTACAATACCTGGAGATCCTGCTGAAAAAGGCCGCGCAGACCATCACCAAGGCAAAGCCGCGCACGGGCACACCCCAGGAGGGCGTGGCCGCCCTGGTGGCCGCCGGCGTGATCAACACCCCGGACTATTGGCTGGCCAACTATGACACATTCCCCTCCCTGGACCTGCTGCTGTGCGCCCTGGGCGGGGCTGTGAAATAATTTTAAGGAGGACATATCAATGGAAACCATCATGCAGTACATTCCCCTGGCGGTGTCTGCCATCCTGCTGGCGGCACTGATCCTGACCGTAATCACCAACATCATCACCCAGGTGGTGAAGAAAATCACCTGGAACAAGATCCCCACCAATATTCTGGCGGTGGTGGTGGCCATGGCTGTCACCCTGGTGGCGTTCTTTGCGGTGTTCCAGATCATGGGGTGGGCCGTCACCTGGTACATGGTGGCCGGCGCGGTGGCCCTGGGCCTGTTCGTAGCCTATGCGGCTATGTTCGGATTTGATAAACTGCGGGAGGCCCTGGAGCAGATCACGAACTGGAACAAAGACAAAACGGAGTAAGAGAACCCCCGGCACCGTGTAGGTGCCGGGGGCATTTTATACGACGCGGTGGGACACGGTGGAGGCATCCAACCGCATGGCCAAGTCAATGATCTTTTTCCGGGTGGCGTGGTCCGTTTCGGCGGCGGGGGCAAGGGTGGCGCGAATACCAGTGGGAACAATGGAGAGCGCCCAGGCCACCAGGTCCTTTTCTGCTTTTATCAACGCCGCCCTGGCGGCCATATCGGCCTTTTGCAGTTTGGCGGCCTCCGGGTCCGATTGGTATTCCGCCTCCAGGGCGTCGAAAACGGCGTCATTTTCGATTTGCCAAAGGCACCGGGCGGGACGCCCGCGCCGATCCGTGGCGCCCCTGGCTACTAAAAACGCCCTTTCGTGGGCGGCGGCCCTGGCCCCGGCCAATTCGCTGGCCTGCCGGGCCTGATTATAGGCCCGCTGCTGTTCGCCGTATCTCATAATTTCCTGCCTTTCTGCCGGGAAGTAGCCGCCCGGCCCGGCATATATTATTTTATCGGGCAAAGAACACGCCCAAGGGGCTACCACTGGGAGAACGCCACCCGCGGGGGTGTATGTCCTCCAGGGCCTCCATGGAGGTGTGGCCATCGTCCCAGCGGATCACCGCCATGGTGGCGGCGGGGATCCAGCGGGTGCCCTCCCTCTCCGTGAAACCGACGATCACGCCGATACCCATAGGACACATGGCGCCCCAGTTGCCCACGACGGGCTGGCCAACCATGACCACGCCTGGGTGATCGGTGGGCTGCGCGGCCTGGGGGATATAGGCGGCCACGGGGTCCGGGGAGGCGGTAGCCGCCTCCTCCGGGACCTCCACATACTCACGGCTGGCCCGGAACACGGGAGCCATGCTGTACCGCTCAGGGATAATATATTCCCCGTTGTTGTCCGTGTGGATCTTCGCCCGGCGCTCCTGTCCACCCCGGCGGAAAGTCACCGTTTTGGCCGTGCGCTTGACGATCTCAACAACGAAAATGCAGTTATGGTCACACGCACTGGTGTCGTAATACTTTTTGCCCACTTCAAAAATAGCCATCTGAAAAGCCCCCTTGATTTATTCGCCTTACTTTTGTAAAATGGGGGTGAGCCGGTGTAAGGCTACCGGCCACCCTTTTGGGTTTGGTGCGCGGTTCACTTGCGAGGTGGGGCCGCGCACCCTTTTATTTTGCTTGCGCCTGCCGAATTAGCGCGGCGGCCTCTTGTACCGTTTTGGCCTTACTTTCCACGAGCTGGGCCAAGGTTTCAAGAAAGGCGTTAAATTCCGCATTTGTCATCCCGGTTTCCATTGCCTCACTTCCTTTCATAAGGGGCTGGGTGCCCCTGCCTTACGAGTATTATTATAGACCTTAAAGAGTGCATAATCAAGTGGCAACATGCACGAAATGGAGTGCTTGTATTTGTGTGTTTTATGCACTTTACAGAGTGCATAAAAGTGTGATACAATATCCGCACAAGGAGGTGGCGAAAGTGGCAATCAGCTACCAGGGAGCATTTGAAAAAATGAAAGAAGCCGGGATCACCACATACCGGATCAGAAAGGAAAACATCCTATCACAAAGCACTCTGCAAAAGTTAAGAGAGGGGAAGCCGGTCACAACTGAAACCATTGAAAAACTGTGCCTGCTGATGGACTGCACCCCAAATGACATTATGAAAATTACCCGCTGACGGTGGGACATAGGATCGGAACCGCCGCCCCCAATGAATAACCCTGCGCCAAAGGGCCTATAATTTTCTTGTGCTGAATATTACCACGGGTTTTGACGCCGACCTGTGTTAATATCAAGAAAAATGTGGGCCATATCCACAATGGAGGGGCGCCGGGTGAAGTTTTACGAAATCAACGGGAAAAGGAATTTGTGCGGGGACCGGATCCGAGAGGCCAGGCAGAAAAGGAGACTTTCCCAGTCCGAACTATGCAAACTGCTACAACTGCGGGGGATCATGGTGGAGCGGGATGTGATCAGCCGCATGGAGAGCGGGGCCAGGATTGTGACGGACTTCGAGGCCGTGGCCATTGCGGAGGTGCTGGAGGTCCCTGTGCTGTGGCTGCTGGACAAAGAATAGGCCGGCGTGGTAGAAAGAACCACGCCGGCCTATTGTCATATTACAGAGAAAGAGAGGCCGCCCCCATGAAAGGATATAAGCACTTAACCGCCCATGATCGGAACAAAATGGCAAAAATGCGGAAAGAGGGAGCGACTATGCGCCAGATCGGTGCGGCCCTCCATGTGAGTGCGGCCACAGTCTGCCGTGAGTTAAAGAGAGGCACATACACCTACATGAACGCGGATTACATCGAGGTGACCGAATACATCCCGGAGCGATCACAAAAGAGGTACGAAGCCAATCTGGAAGCTAAAGGGCCGGGATTGAAGATCGGAAACCATAGGGACTATGCCGAAAAGCTGGAGGAGCTGATCGTGGATTACGATTACAGCCCCTCCGCCGCCCTGCATGAAATTGAAAACCACCCGGAAATATATGGGGAGTTCGGGGTGCGCGTCTGCCGGCAGACACTTTATTCCTATGTAGAAAAGCGGATCTTTGCCCGCCTGACCAATAAAGACCTGCCTTTTAAGGGGGCCCGCCAGAAAAAGAAAACCAAGCACATACGCCGCATGAAATCCGCCGCAAAGGGGGACAGCATAGAGAAAAGGCCGGAGGAGGTAAACACACGCCAAGAGCCTGGCCACTGGGAAATGGATCTGGTGGTGTCCTGCCGCGGCGGCCACAAGTGCCTTATGGCCCTAACCGAGCGGGTGACCCGCCAGGAAATCATGCGCCTGATCCCGGACAAGAGCGCCGCCAGCGTGGTACGGGCCATGAATACGCTGGAGCGGAAATACGGAAAAATGTTCCCGGAAGTGTTCAAGACCATTACCGTGGACAATGGCACGGAGTTTTCCAACTGCGAGGGCATGGAAACCTCCATATTTAAGGCAGGCGGCCAGCGCACCAAAGTGTATTACTGTCATCCCTATTGCAGCAGCGAAAGGGGGAGCAACGAAAAGCAAAACCAGATGATCCGGCGGAAGTTCCCAAAAGGAACCAACTTCGACAGAGTTTCCCCCAAAGAGGTCCGCATGGTGGAGGACTGGCTGAACAGATACCCCCGCAAGATCCTGGGGTGGTATAGCAGCGCAGACCTGTTCAACCAGATTTTTGGGGGCGTTTGA